CCACCTGCAGATCGGTGTTGGGGAGTCCCATAGCAAACTCTAGGAAAGATTGATTAAAGATCCGATCTCCCTCGAACAAGATATTACAATTGTGAGATGCGATCCATTCTTGAATAGGGGGTTGAACTGCCATGCTTAGGCGATCTGTTCCAGCGAAAGTTTCGCCTTCCTCATATTTACCTAGAATGTAAAGATCTAGGTTTTCATTATATAACGCAGAAATTAGTTTAGCTGGTTCGACTTGAATCCATTGTTTATCTTCCATAAACTTACGAAATAGCGTAGTCTTGCCTGTTCCTGGACTACCACCGACAGCAATTAGTTTTCTAGTTTTCATAGGATTAGTTATAAGTTTAACATTTATAGTATCTGTAACACCTAATCTTTCGTTAAGCATTTTTCACTTCCTCAATAAGTTTCTTTAATTCATCTTCTGTAAATACCCAGACTCTTCCAATAAAATGATGTACATCAGAGTCAACATCGTGTTTCTTTGTAAAAGTAATCTTCTTGACTAATTCTCGTGCTGCATTTTTAGCAAGATTCTCTTTAATCTCGTCTGCATAAGTTGGAACAGTATCCTTTAATTTTAAGAGTTCATGTGCTGATACTTTATGATCAACAATTAGTTTATTAAACTCATACTTGTCTAACAAGGTTTCAGTTATAAGACCCATAGCAATACTTCCGTAAGTTAATGAATCTGTTGCGTTAATTGTGATTGTTGTTGGTGCTGTAATAGAACTTGTAACCATAGTATTATCAATCATGCAAATGCCTCCAACCCTTCAAGTATAGGTTCTTCATCGTCAAACATCCATTCTAAGTTTTCAATTTTACCAGTTCTTAAGAAAGAACTATATCTTTCTTTATCAATACCACGTTTATCATCTAAACGAAGATCAATAGTTTCATTTCTTGATTGCCACAATACATCCCAGTCGATACCATACCACCCATCTCCCTCTGCCATTTTAATTTCTTCTGCTTGCCGATCCAGATAGTATCCAAGATAGCGACCATGGTGTTCTCTAAAGATCTTTTTAAAAGAACACAGGCAGGTTTCCATGGTGAAGAAGTCAACAATATGTGCTAACTCTGGAAATCTGGTTTTTGTTTCTTCAAGAATCTCCCTCGCTTGTGATTCAAGTCTCGCATAATCCCCTCTAGACAACTTTCTATCCAGATCGTGCTCCTGTGCGACGGCATAAAGAAGTCCATTACGATGAGAGCGAGAGCCATCAAAATCATCAAGCATGAGGCTAGTAGGATTAATCCTAATCCCAGCAGTATGCTTAAGATGCTGAAGATAAAACCAAGTGGAATAACGACCAAACTTATGCAACCCACTTTTAATGCTTCTCCACAAAGAGTCAAAGTTCTCCTCCTCATTGTCTCCATAATAACTCTCCAATCTTTCTCGCTGTGTTCTGTTTCCGATAAAATTTTGATATGACTCAAACATGACAGGGAGATGCCCCTTGTTCCATTTGGTATCAGTCTGATAACGAAGTCGCTTATAATTTATAGTGTTCCACTGTGTAATACGATCTACAGTGGCCAACTCAAAATCTGGGAATTCATTTTTCAGAACCCAAGCAGTTGGCAATTGATATGTATTTCCATATAGCCAAGCAAGCCAGATTTTTTCCTCGTCATTGTGCTCGTATCTTTTATGCAAATAATTAGTACACCAAACTGCTGGATCACAGTCATCATATTTTAAAGACCATGCATACCAACGGATGAACGCTTCTTTACGATTTTCTGCTAAACGATAATCCATTATACTAAAAATTCTTCTAACGATGGTTGTTCCATTAAAGCATCACGCAACCAAGCACTTCCAACTGCATCAATTGCTGTTTGTGTCTTTAATTTCTTCTTGTCCGACCATTTGTAATTTTCTAATCCTTCTGAACGGAATTGATCTCTTGCCTTATAAGGTGGCAAAGCCGAGATTGGATTTGCGATAGCAGCAGTTCTAAATGCGAGTTGCTCATTACGAGTGGGGAATAAAACTTGGTCAGAACGGAGACTACCTGTGGGGTCAACTGCCCAGAAGATGAGACCATTTCTGTAATGCCAAGTGACTGAAGATGGCGTACAAGATATTTTAAGTCTTTGAGATTTTCGCTCTTCAACTGCGTACCTAATCCAAGATTCCCAACATTTACCTGCGTATCCATTTCCTTCCTTACCTTCCAACGTAACAATTTCATAAAGATTAGCATATCCATCACGATTGTGTGTAGCAAAAATTAATGAAACAACCTCTCCATTATCCTCAAGTGCCATTGGAGGACATTTGTCATAGTTATGAAAACGATACCACAATGAATGTGCTGCCGATAAGAACTTGGTATTCTTACCAGATGGACTAATTTTAATTAACTCTTCAACTCTCGTTGAATTAACAAAATTCATGTTGTAAATCCACGGCATCCTCAATGACTTCTTTTTCAATTGTCATTGCAAGTTGATCATCAAATGTAATGTAATGATTCATTAAGGTATTAATCGGTAATCCTGGAACCCCTGCTCTTTTTGGCACATCAGCAGTAGAAGTAATTATACAACCATTTGATATACTTGTCAAATATAATGGACGCTTACCATTGCGATAGAATCTAATAACTTTATCGATATGCAACTCCACAACTGCAAGACTAGAATCTTTCCAACGAAGCAAAGGACTGATACAATCTTCTGCTGTATGTAAAATCAATTCAGTGTCGTTTTTAGTTTCGCAATCGTAACCATAAAGTTCTTTCCATTTCTCAGGTAACTCCTGAGTAATAACTCCGTTGTGAACTACTGAAAGATTTTCATTAGCAATCGGTTGATTAAATTCCAAGTCACTAGTGCTATAACGACAGTGGCCAATGAGATAAAGATTACCATCTTCATTCACATAACTTGGAAAATTAAATGGAAAATCATCGGCAGGAATCGCTCGCTTGTCAGTGACAATCTTTCCATGTTTAACAAAGGAAATTCCAGTAGCATGCATCCCTCGAATCTTAGACTCAAGAAACACACGATGTAACATTAAGAAATCCTCTGCACGTGGTTCTTTAATAATAGCACCAATAACGCTACACATTATCCGAAAAACTCCTCAAGTGAAGTATTTGCTGCTTGTGGGTGCATCTTAATTAACTCTTCTTGTCCAACCTTTGACTCACAATATTCATACCATTCCTTTTCTTCCCACATTCCAGGACTGACACCATTCCAAAGATGTCGCATTGAGCCATCTTCATAAAACTGTCCTGGATGTTCTTTATTAAGTCTGCGGGATTCGACATAATCGAAACGACAATCTTCATATGCTTTAGAACCCAACTCAAGCATCTTCTCTCTAAAATAAACTACCAATGAGATTCGTTCTGCTACATCGTCAAGTAATTCGATTTGAGTATTACCGTGCATAACTTCATGATTATTAATCAGCAATAGATCTCCAGGTCTTGGATTAACTGCGACACGATATTCTGGTGCTACCAGATAGCATCCTTTATAATTACCATTATTACTTAGTGTTAATAAATTAGATAAACCAGCAGTATAATCACCAGCATCAAAATGGCAAGCAGTTCTAAAAGATTTATTAACAGTAACAGTAGTAAATGGAGTTTTAGGAACTAGGAATGCAGGATCTAATTTCTTTGCTGCTTCCATCTGATTATTGTAACGCCATGGTAGCAAATCACTAAAACCTTTAGCAAGAGATTGCAAAAAGGGGTATGACATAGCAAATTTTGCAGGCTCACGAGCAGTATAAGAAGTCGCACGACCATAAGGAATTCGTGGATAACGATCAAACCATCCAGCGATACCAGACATAACACCATTAGCATAGGTAGTTGCACATACGTATGCTTTCTCTACTCTTCTAGCCTCAGCAATCATATCAGGATGATCTAACTTACGAACCTTCTCGACCCAGTCATTAAATACAAAGTTATCTTTTTTAACTGCCTGAATTCCCCAAACATTATTTCTTGTGGATGGTTTCTCAGTCTTACCTTTGTGTTTGGCTTTAATAACATCAATCGAATCTCCATCCAGAGATGCTTTTGGATCCAAAAAATAATCTAAAATATCAGACTCATACTCTGTAACCCATTCACGATTACCTAACTTTTCTGCTCTTGGACCAGCAGCCATTCCTCTATTCTGAGTTTCAGTTGCTGCCTCACGCAAACCAAAGTATGCTTGATCTTGCTGTTCCTTAGAAAAATAATTCTTGCGAAACTTTAAGATAATTCTTTCTTCAGAATATGTCATCTCTGGATGTCCAGGAATCTCTGGCATATAAACATCACAATCTTCCTCAATGAGAAAATCGTAATGTGACTCATCAGGGAACTGCCCCAACATATGAGTCATATCAAGTTTTTCTTTTGCTACAATTACTTTGACCATCTTGTTCTCCTAAAACTTAAACCCTTCAAATGATTCTGTTTTCTGTCTTCGCCCGAAACTACTTTTATCGAACATAGGCTCGTCGTCTTGTCCAGCATCTGATAGTCCAACTTGAGCGGATGCTTCAGTATCATATAATTTCATTTTTGCTCTGTCTATTCCAACAACAAATCTTTTGTAAAAACTAGGATCGTTATATCTGTTTTTCAACTGCTTAACAATAATCTGATTCAGTGCTTCTAGTTCTTCGTTACTCACAAGAGCAAACATAAAGTCAGCAGTGGCTGGTAAACCGAATGATTCAGAAGTATCTTCAAGACCTGGATCGGAGTTAGTGAAACCAGAACGAGTTGTTTGTGTGGCTGATACAATTGGTACATTATACTCAACTGCCAGACCTCTTAGTTCTTCTGCAATCGCCTTAATATATGTATAAGAATTAATACTTCCACCCTGTTTCATTCTTTGACTGGCGCAGATATTTAAATAATCAATAAAGATAACATCAGGTTTGAATTCTCTCTTTAACTTTAATTCTTCCAATAAAGCACGGAAGTGTCCAGCGTGAGCACCAGCAGTTGGGTATTCTTTAATGATAAGTTTACCTTGTGTTTTCTTAACAATCTTATCAATTCTACTTTCGTAGATATCTCTATCAATTACTTTAAGTTCATCCATGGTTAGATTTAAAAGATTTGCATCAATACGCTCAGCAATTCTTTCTTCTGCCATTTCCATAGTTATGTATAATACGTTTTTTCCCTGTACCAAATGAGATGCGCCAACGTGACACATAAACAAAGATTTACCAACACCAGTACCAGCAAGTGCGATGTTTAATGTTTTCTTGCTGAGTCCACCTTTGGTGATTTTGTTGAACATTTCCAAGTCGAAAGGAATTTTCTCTTCAACCCTATGATAAAAATCATACCTCGAATCATGGTCATCCAGATAGTCATGGCCAATATGATTATCAAATGAAACGGCAAGAGCATCAGAAAGGATACTGGGGATAGCATCTTTCGTATGGACTTTGTCGTTACCTTCAATGATTTTGATTGAGGCGAGGATTGCATTGTAGACTGCCCTATCTTTACAAAACTTTTCTGTGTGTTCAAACATCCAATCTTCATTGACTGGTTCATTACTTAATTGATCTATGTAATCAGTTACTTCGTTTAATTCTTTATCGCTTAAATCTTTGCGATTAGAAACTTCGATAGATAAAATTTCTTTTGTGATTGGCTTGTTGTATCTGTTAAAAAACTCTACAGTTTCATATGCGATAATCGATTCTTTTCTATCTGTGAAATACTCTCTTTTAATAAATGGGATAACTTTGCGACAATACTGTTCATCATAAATCAGATTGCTCAGAATCTTTTGTTCTATTCTCATCAATTCCGCCTGTGTAGGTTATATCATTATTGGCAATACCTTGATAGATACACTCTTCAAGAATCTTGCCGATGTATTGCTCAAATGGTTCTTTGTCAGTCAAATTCTTGCCTGCATAGTCAAGAATGTCATACTCAAATTTTAAACTTACAGTATCGTTGGGTTCATTTTCAACAAACTCAACTTTACCGTAGTTATAGATCATACCCTCAAACTCACCTTCTGTCAACTGTATTGGGTAGAGTCCATCTTTTTCGGACTCCATTACTTTGATTGGTAGATTATTCTTCAAAGTCCAATTCCTCTAATGCCTTATCTAATTCATCAGAGTTTACCATATTGGTATTACCGATAGAATATTTGGTTTTAACATAGTCATAGAATGACTTATCCATAAGAACAGGCATCCAAAAATCTTTTGTATCAGTTTCTTTTAAACGATACTTCTTATCTTCACCAGCTTTTGCATACCATCCATTTGAGGGTTTAATTACATGACCACTTTCGAGAGCGAGATCCAATAGACCGCTCCACTTGCTAATGCCACCATCAAAAGATACGCTAACAGGTATCTTAGATTTTTCTTTAACATATCTACTCTTTTCTACGTTAATAATAAAATTGTAACCTGTCAGCTCAGTTCCATCCTTTTCTTGCTGACGACCAAGAATGAAGATGTTGTCAGCTGAATAATAAGAACCAGTACCACCACCAACAATATCTTTCGGATACAAACCAATCTCTTTATATGTATGATTGACAACAACCATAGGAATATCTTTCAAGGTCAAATGTGGTGTGACCATACGAAAGAGACTTTTTAATTGTTTGGCACGACTCATGTCAGCAACAGACTTACCTTCCATTGCATCTTCTACTTCTTTCTTAGAAGCAAGATTGCCGATAGAATCAATCACAATCATAATCTTTTCACCACGATCTAAATTCTGTAACTGCTGCATAATATCAAACTTCAATTGTTCAACATCAGTAATCGGAGTGTGCAAAACTCTATCGGTATCAATACCGAATGCATCGAAGTATGACTGTGGCGTACCAAACTCTGAATCATAAAACAATAATGCAGACTCGGGATACTTTTCCATATATGACTTTGCCATTAGTAAACTAAATGCAGTTTTAAAATGCTTACTTGGACCAGCCCACATTGTAAGACCAGGAGTTAGACCACCATCAAGACGACCAGAAAGTGCCACATTAATAATAGGAATGGTGGTTGCAACCATATCCTTTTTAGTGAAGAACTTAGAATCTGCTAAGATGGCAGAGTCTTTAATAGTTGAATTCTTTTTAATTTTATCTAAGATACCCATGTTTATTCCTTTTATGATAATATGTATTATACGCTAAATGTAGTTGCAAGACAATTCAAATTAACCGAAGAAATCTTCCAATGAACTTTCTTCTTGTGTTTTCCAACCTAAAGGCTCGATTACAATTTGGAGGGCATCAAGAAAAACCTTCTCAAACTGTTTATCATAATCTATGTATGATTCCAATTGAAACTCTTTTGGTAAATGTTGACTGAAAGCAATAACATCTTCCTGCAGAGGATTGGGTGTACGAACATAGACAAACTTAATTTTATCTCCGTCACGAATAGGTTGATACTTCTTATCCAATCCCATGCGTTTACAATGATGATTATAAAGCAGCGCACCACGTACATGAATTGGTGTACCCTTGGTATAAATTGGAGAACCAGCGTACTGTTTTATACCATTTACTCCACGAGGAAATGCTATGTCATGAATTGGTAATTTATCAAATTGTTTTTTAAATTCCATTACATATGTATGTAAATCTTTCTGATCACCAGCAAGAATAACTTGTAAAGAATCTCTAAGTTTATCACGAATCACTGCTGGTGTAGATGACTTTACCATCTCCAATCCCATAACTTTAATCTTTGGTTTTGCAAACTGCACACCCTCAGAGTTATGCACATTGATAACATATCGTTTCTTAGCAGTCCAGATCGCTTTATCTGCTAAAACCTCTCGCTTCATCTGCATCTTTTGACCATAAGCATTCATATACTCAGCAAGTTCTGTATAACCTTGATCAATAAATGGTTGGAAAACTTCTTCGCAGATACGATCCATATATTTTATTTTGGAATTGGTGTCTTTTCCATCACAAACTTTTTCAATCAATTCTTCTAAAGTTAGATAGATTGAATCCGTATCAATAGCAATTACAAAGTCTTTACCTTCAGTTTTAAGAGTTTTATTAAGAAATGCATTTAATTTATTAGCCATCCATCGAATGGATAGTTGACCAGAGGTGGTAATACCTTCAGCCATACGAATGTCAAAGTAACGGAAGTATTGATTACCCATGGCACCATAAGCAGAGTTCAACGCAATCTTCATTGCCATCTGTAGGTTATTCAATCGAGAAATTTCTTTCAATAGATGTTTCTTGTTTTTATCATTCTGATATTCTTGCTCTACTTTTAGCATTTGCTTCTTAAATTTACTTCGATCGACATACATCTTTTCCATTAACTCTGGCATGAATCCCTTGTACTCTTTTGTATATGTCCATCCATTAGCAGTCAAAGAAAGATCTCGTTGTTTAAGATATGTAGCATCAATTTCTTGATTGAGTAATTTATCTACTGTTACTGATAGTTTCTCGCTCGTCAGAGTTTCTGGGCTGATGTTGTACTGCATAATCAGATGCGGATACAAACTGTTTAAGTCAAATGAGGCAACCCATTTGTGCATTCCAATAAGAGGATCTTTAACATACGCACCTTCGAATTGCGTATCTTTTCCTACACCTGCAGACTTCAAAGGTATAACAATATTCTTTTTACGCAGGTGATTGTAGATGATTGTATCCCACATACGAACCTGAGAATAAACATCTTCAAAATTAATCTTGGCATTGTACGCCATAGTAAGATGTAGTTCTAATAACCGCATCTTGTCCTCGAGTTTCTCTACAAGTTCAACATCGTGAATATTATAGTCAACGAATTCTTTCCAATAGTTGGTATAAAAATCACGGAAGTCAGTTCCAGGATTCTCTTTCTTCTTGTCACCGAGTTCTTCTTGTGCGATGTAGTCTAGTCGATAAGATTCCTGTTTTGTATATGTATATTTCTTATAGAGTTCTAGATAATCTAGTTGACTAATACCAGAGATATCATAATGCAGTTCTTCACTACCTTTGATAAATGTATTGCGTTCATTAATCAATCCCCATGGACTTAACTTTTTGGCAAATGTTTCACCAAGTTCCCTGGAGATTCGTTTGATAAGATATGGCACGTCAAAGAAATCTGTGTTCCAACCAGTAATAACATCTGGATAGTTTTGTTGCCACCAGATTATAAACTCTTTAAGCAATTGTTGTTCGTCACGACAGTAAACATATGTTACATCTTCTCTTTGATTGTCATATTCACGAGTGCCCCATGTGACAATCTTTTTAGTTTGAGTATCTTTAATCGTAATCAGAAGGACTTCTTCATTGGCACTACGAATATCTGGAAATCCATGTTCAGTTGATGTCTCAATATCAAGAGAAAATACACGAATCTGTTCCATATCCCAGTTAACATCACTATCATATGTATCACTAATGTATTGGTATGCGTAATTCGTATTACCGTAGATGGCAAACCCAGAAACATCTTCATACTTCTTAATAAATTCACGTGTCTCTTTAATGCTTCCTGGTTTCATCTCGTCAACATACGTACCTTCTAACGTATGCCAGTTAGACTTAGACTTAGAAGTGACAAAAAGCGTAGGGTAGAAATCTACCTTACGCATATATCGTCTACCTTTATCGTATCCAATGACGAACATTTTATCGCCATATGGTGCTACATTAGTATAAAATTCCATTAAGTTGTTTTTCCATACATGAGTTGCATTGCGTCCAGTGCGCAGTCGTGAACAGGATGATGTTTGATTACTTCATGTCGTTTGAAAAGTGGATGATCTACTTCTACATAGCCATTCGTAGTTCCATAGAGAATGTCAACTGCAGTTCTTACATCTCTCCACATATTATACCCTGTAATTTCTTGCAAGCCAACTCTAACTGCCAATGAATCAATTGCCATCTGATCAAGTGAACCTCGTGCCCACATTGTTTGTTTATCAGCATTTGCAAACTTACTCATGTAGTTATAAAATGCATTCAATCCATTTTCTACAGTCATGTCTTCACGAGACGGATCCAAAGAAACCTTACGAACATATTCATGCTGTGCTTTCCACCAGTCAAGTGTACCCTTAGATGATGTTCTTCCAAGTTGCAATTGTTCCTTTACATCAAATTTTACGAAACAAGAATCGTCAAGTAAGTCTTGATATGTTGGACGTTTTTCTGGATCGAAATGAATCAACGCTGCAGAGAGAATCACACAGGTTGATTCTACTCCCAGCGTCTCAATGTCAAACATAAACATTATTATTTGTCTGCCTTATAACCAATCGGTGTTGTAAGTCGATCAATCTTTTCTTCATCAGTCCACGATTCAAGATAACTATTATCCTCAGCACACAGGCAAAGAATCTCTGGTTTATCAACTTGTCTAGATCCAATAATTGTTTCACCCAACCACTTCTGTGAAAACTCTTTCATCTCTTCCATTGTGACAGTATCCTCTGCCCACTGAATATCAGTGCAAGGAAACTCTCTGTCATTATGGTCATCAGGTACTTCAATGACATAACGCATACGATATTGTGACAGTGTCTCAACTAATACAAACTTACTCATCGCTATCACCTTTCATTGCTAGTGCTCTATTCAAAGATTTCTGCGCATGACGCAGACCAAATTCCATCTCACGCTTCTGTTGTCTCACCATAGACAATTGTCTAATAGTTTCTTGATGTTGTTCATATAATTCTGTAGTGCTTTTCTTTAGTGCTTGGAAGTATGTAGTTGCTTTATGAATGGTCACCCATTTACCATCAGCAAGTTTAGTATGACCATCACGAATACGAAATTCATCAGTCCATCTCTCGCCAGTTTTATAACTTGGCATCGGTTCGAAGATGAATAAGTCTTCTAGTTTATTCTCAAGCAAAGAGAACTGATTCTCAATAGAGTCTTTACTATAAAACATTATTCATTCTCCTCATACTCATATTCTTCTTCACGACCAGCCATTTCTGCATGAATGTCACACAGAGTAGTATGCCAACCATCAGTATATGTTTTTCCTGGAGCACCACACTGTTCACAAGTACGATAACTCATACTCTCAGCAAAATTAATGTAGTTGTAGTGTTTATCAGTTGCAGCATGAACATAGAATCGTAGTCCACCGAACTTCTCTTTCACTTGAACAGCGACTGGAACCTTACTTGCTTCTTCATCCATCTTTGCTTTGGCGTTATCAATCATCTCCTGAGTGACGATATCTTTTCTCCAGTTAGGTTGTCCAAGTTTATCTTTGATATCATCATAACGACTTTGTGCTTGACGATATTCACTGGTCAAATGTGCACAGAGAGTATCGATGATGTTATACCACCCATCACCAATTTCAAATCCCCAGCACATTGCGGTGACTTGCATATTGGCATGACGATCTCGAAAGATCAGCGGATACTTTGCACATAATGCCTCATCAAGTTCACGTTTCATAATCAATCTCCATACCAAGTTCTGTGGTCTTCAGCTACGTGTTCCATTCCATCATACTCATGGATATGCCACTTGACATCGTCAGGAATCTCCACGATTGCTAGTTCCGATGCCCAACCCCATGAACCTTTACCTAACTCTTCAATCACAGCAATCAAATCTGGATCATTGCGTTGTTCATAAAAATCATACTCAGTTAGGTATGTCGCATCAGATTGCTCACCACCTGCTTTGTAATAGTCAAAGTCGTTTCCAGGAATTGGATACTTGGCAGGTACTTTATCGAATGCAATACCCTTGCGTTCAAGTAACTTCTCAAATGCGATATTCGAAATACCAAATCCGCCAAAACATCTATTAATTGCTACTTTCATTTTATATCCTTTGAATCATCTGCAACATCTTTATCATCACGCAGTTCAATGAACACTGGAAGAAACAAAGATTCTTCTCCCAATTTGTTTTTAATACGACTATTATACTTGACTGCGACAATTTTGTCAATTAAATTTTCTTTCCAATATTGCTTTCTGTGCGCATCTGTAAATCCAGATCCTACATTTACTTTTACAACTCCATCTGCAGACTCGCAAATAATTGCACCCAACATTCCAACTGCCTTTCCTTTACCTTCTTCTACTGCAACAATCTTTAGATCGCATTCTAACTCACCTTTGAATTTAATCTGAGTCTTGCTGCGTTTATCTTCCCAAACACCACTACCATCTTTAAGAATAATACCCTCATGACCCAGCGAAAGATATTCTTGAAAAATCTCTTGTGCTTGTTCTATTGTTTCTACGATAGAAGATGATACAATCCATATTTTTTTATCTTTTGAAGATTGTTTATTAACAATTGACTCGAGTGTAGAAAATCTTTTTGAATATGGAGTGGCACAGTACCCTGTCTCAAACATTACATAAGGAATAAGATCCCAGACAGATGCATGAACCATTGATGCTTCTTCGGCAGAAATTGTTCCTTTGTTGGCTTTGTTTAGGATTCCATTACCAGTCTGTCGATCAGCAAACTGATAATCGCCTTCAAGCATTACCAGAAGTTCACCATCAAAGACACAATCAACATTACCAGCAAGAGAGATAAACTCTTGCTCTAAATTGCCAAGTAGTAAAATCTCTTTACCATTTCTGCTTCTGAATTCACATTTGCCGTCACGAACAATGGCATTAAAACGCATACCGTCCATCTTCATTTGAGCATACGCTGGGAAACTAATCTTATCAACCAACTTCTGTTCAAATGGACTGCACAACATGCATGGATACTCAGGAATCAGATGAGACCAAACTTTGTTGGCAGTTGATATATCGACACCACACTTCAAATCTTTAGCGATGATTCTTTCGATAACTTTAGCATCATCAGGTGATAAAGATGAGAGAAGCATACGAAGATATTCGATTGCTGCATTACCAGTAACATTACGAGAAGATAAATCATATAGTCCATTTAGTGCATTCTCCAAAGAAGTTTGTTTAACATCAGTTTGATACTGCGGGATTTTACGCTGATAGAATTGCGTAAATGGGTCGAGAGCCAAACGCACGACTTCTCGTAAAGTTTGGTTATCACTCTGTTCAGTTAATTGCTCAATTTTGAAATTACGAGAAGCATTGGCAGCTAGACTATTCAAAAAATTATTGATGTTCATTCTTCACCTGTTCAATATGTTTACACTTACCATGATACTTAAATCCAACACATGTGCATGTCATTCCATTGTCGGTTTCTTCTACATAATACACATGGTCTTTACTGCCATTAATCTTCCATCGCTTGGCATTTGACTTATCGTCATAACGCTGAAGAGTTTTAAACTTACGATAACGAGTATCGAACTTGAGTGGATTTTTAAACTTCATAAAATCGTTTGGATTATTCCATTTAAAATATCCAATAATTTTATCCATTGAGTCATTCATAAGATATGTATGATTTGGCTGAATGTCTGTAGACCAGACAGTAATTTCTTTAGCAAGAATCATGCAGCTTCCCTGAAGTAACCATAGGGAAGACCATTGAGAAAACAGAAATATTCCCAATCACCATCTGCATGGCTGGCGTCCATAATCCAACGGAGTGCAGTTTCACGATCACGTGCACCCATACAGATGGTGTTAGTGACATGCTGCTCAAACTTAGCAACTGCATCTTTCTCAGCATCCTCTTGGTCTTTGAGATTTTGCTCGATGACCTTAACACAGATCTCGATCTCTCGTTTGAGATCTTCAATAGACATTTCTTGGAAGTTCATGAAACGAGGACGAACACCATGCGCATCTTTATACGCATCCCACAACGTACATTCGAGTTGTTCACGCACAGTTAAATCGCTCCACTGTTTCATACACTCTCCTTCATGTTAATTTTCTCAAAGCCAAAATTGGCTACCACAAAAGTCTCATCAGTGCTAAGATTATGAATAATGTCACCGACGGACAAACTATGCATCTCACCAACAACTTCGATCAAAGAAGCATCATCTTCGAAAACAAAGTTTGCGATGCGAAAAACTTCGTCCATGGATCGAGCATCACAGTGAGCCACGAACACGAACTCATTAGAGATTTCTTCAATCTCTTGTGGCTTCATAAAAGACAAATCACGAGATTTTTCATGCTCAAACGGAAGTTGATAAATTGCATAACGAGTCATAATATTTGTTTCCTTTTCAAGTTTCATACAGATATTATACCTCTACTTGCAATTAAAGACAACCCCCAAATACAAAAAACCCTACTCAAAGTAGGGTTATTACAGCCTTGTAGCTACAGGCTCTCCACGAAGTGTTAAGTAAGTTAGTGCTTACTTACTTAATTCCCATCGACCCAGCCGTTGCAATTTGAATTCCAGAGCCGAATATTCTATTATACTCATTAATCATTTTAATATCTGGCTCTGCTTCAGACGCTATAGAAGTTTTATATAATTTAATATTACCAGTAGCATATGCCATGTATGGCATAAGTCCAACACCAACTCCTTGTGCTGTTTGCTGGATAACGATAGTAGCTGGGGATTTTAATTCTATATTATCAGCGAGAGCATTAAATACTTCTGCGATAATTTCTTCTCCACTAATCAATTTAAATACTTTTATATTCATGTTCACTCCATTTTTAAAATTTGATTCTTATCATCTTGCTCATAATTATATACAATGTTAGAAGAAACTACATATCTATATCCAGTAAATTCTTTTTTTGGAACTCTGTGCATAACATTTCCCTCAAATAACAATAACAATCCATGAGATGGAAGAACCTCTCTCCAAACACCATCTTCATAAAGAAATTCTATTCCTGGACAATTTTCTGGAGGATTTAAATAGTAAGCAGTAGCCCAAGTAGCTGGATAATGCGAGTGTTCTATCGCATGCTCATTTGATTTGTATTTTAATCCCCACATAGAAAGTATAACAGCATCAATATTTCTTTTATATTTCTCTAGAGAGGCTTGTTGTACTGCCATGTTTATATAATAGCACAACTCCCTAAATCCATCTTTATCTTGCATTTTCCATTCAGTCATTTGTGCTTTGACATTTGTAGAATGGTTTTGTCTGTCTTGTTGTTCGTCAATAACTCTGATAATATCAGCAGTCATTTTTGGGTCATCAACTGTTAAATTATAAATGAATGGCATTTTGCTAACCTTGTTCAACTAAAAATTCTATGTAATCGGCAGCCTCGTGTTGGTCAGTAAAATATTTTACAATAAAGTTGTCTGGTTCATAGGCATGAAGTGCAACTATCATTATCTGTGTATTTTTATATACAGATATTTTTAATAACCAGTCACCACGTCTTACCGTGATGAATGATATCATGTTTGGGGATAGTTTGGCTTTCATACAAGTATTTAGGGAGAGCCGAAACTCTCCCTACTTGTACGAATTAAATCACTTCGTATTCGTCTTTACCTACACCACACTCTGGACATTCAAAGTCAGCAGGAAGTTCATCCCACTTACCTTCGGTTGACTCATTGTGAACGTGTCCACAGACTACACATACGTGTTCCATTATAGACCTCCCAAAACTTTTTTATAGGCATTTGCGTGACGCTCTTCTACTTTTTGTAGAGCAGCAAAACGCTTTTCTGCTTTCTTAAGAATCTCTGCGAACTGATCAGCGTGATCTTTCGATTCACTAATCTGTTCAAGAGCAACACCAGCTGCATACACATCGCCTTCTTTAGTTGCGATAGCATGAAACTGCGGATACATTTCTGTATACTCATAAGTCTCACCATCAATTGCTTTCTGTAGGCATTCCTTAGTGGATGGCTTACCGATTAACAATTCAAGATGACCCCATGCGTGTTTGATTTCTTGATCAGCAGTATGCTCAAAATGTTTTGCGACATCTTCGAAACCTTCTTCACGTGCAATCTTAGCAAAATAACGATACTTGATATGAGCCATGGATTCGCCAGCCAATGCACTCTCAAGATTTTTTAATGTTACAGACATAATTTCTCACTTTGTTTTATTATTTGGATTTGGTGGCACTTTGCCATTTACCCAATCCCAATCATCATCTGTCATTGGGATCCAGTTATTCATTTACATTCTCCATACTGCCTCATTAACTCTTTTGCTTCTTTATATCTTCCATTTCTGGAAAGTTCAGCTGCAGCACGAGCATAAGCAATACCTTTCATGCAAAGATAGATTTTTCGGAAAAATGATTTCATCACTTCTCCTCATTCAATAACTGTTTCTCACCTGTTGATTTAACTGCGATCTTCTTTGGTTTCTTTGCTTCTGGAATCAAACGCTCCAAAGCAATTTTAAGCATACCATTAAAAATCTCGGCATCTTTAACTTCCACTTCGTCATTCAATACGAATGAACGAGTGAACGCACGATTAGCGATACCTTTAAACAAGAAACTATCTTCTTGATCTTCAGTTTTAATATTACCACGAACAACTAATTTACCACCATCGATTTCAATATCAATATCTTGCTGAGCAAATCCAGCTACAGCCATCTCAATGGTGTAGTGGGTGTCATCGTGTTTCTTGATATTGTATGGAGGATAGTTAGGGATGTTCTTTGTTACATCATCATGTAATTTTTGAAGAGTCTTAAATTGCTCATCAAAACCAACAAAGAATTTGTCTAGGTCTTTAGTTCCCCAGAATGTAGGGATGAAATTGTTTGTCATATTTCCTCCTTACTTAACTACAATTGCTGTAAAGAAATCATTAGTAGATTTCGCTACAGATTTTGCGAAAGATGCTTGCGCATCAATATAAGTTTGGAGTTGTTTTGCGACCTTCTCGTCTTGAACGAATGTCTTAACGAATTGAGTCTTTGCACCAGAAATGGTGTCGATGGATGTGTTGATTGCTTGTAACATATAATTCTCCTATTAAGCGAGATTGATTAAATAAACTCTGCCCCAAAGGGCACAGAGGGTTTGCTGGTTACTGGTTCCAGCGGTAGCTTAACGTACTACCAGCTTTATACGATTCGTAACTTAGTGGTCCTAAGGTGAATTCTTGGTAGTGATTTACATGGTTACTACCACCATGTCCCATCCCTTGGGATGCTTACCTATTTAGACAATATTAATCTTCTGGCAGATATAAAAAAGAAATATCTGAATTATTTATAGTATCTAGTGCGTCCTCAATAGTTTCTACGAGAGGTGCTCCAGCAAGATTAAATGATGTATTAAATAATACTGGAACCCCAGTTTTTTTATAAAATTCTTCTATCAACTCATAAAAATTTTTATTCTGTTCTTTGGTCACAGTCTGTATTCTGCATGTTCCATCAACATGAATAATAGAAGGAATCTCTTTGTGTGCTTTTGGTTTAGCCTTTACCGCAAATGACATCCAAGGAGATTCTTTTAATGTGAGCATTTCAAAATAGTCATGAACGTATTCTAGCATAATCGTTCCAGCAAATGGACGATACCACTCTCTTTTCTTAACAATGTTTACAATTTCTTTACCATTAGGATTTCTAGGATCAAATATAATAGATCTATTTCCTAGAGCACGTGGACCAATCTCACTAGATCCTTGGAAGATAGCACCGACTTTTTGTTGTAATAAAAGTTCTACTACTGTATGTTTATCTTTAATTATCATGTAATGTTCTTTCGAGCCAAAGCGCAGCGCCAATAGATGTACCTGTATCATTAGCTGCGGGATCTACAAAGAAATTATATTCTGGAAAGTGTTTTAAATATTCATAATTGTTGACGCAGTTTAGAGCATATCCACCAGAAAGTATTATATTTTTTGTATCAGAATATGATATAGCCTTTCTTATTAATTCGATTGTATGGTTCTTTGTTTCTTCTTGTAGTATTCTTGCTTTGTCTTCTTGTTTGGTGCCATTTAAATCACCATAGCTGGCTAAACCCATGACCTTCCCAGCCTCTTCTGAAGTTCCAATTATTTCCTCTGACAGCTGTGAGAATTTCATTCCACTGCTTAATCTACTAGAAAAATTAAATTCTATACCATTAATATGTTTAACAGTTTCAGTATTGGATCTAGAATATCTAACATCACTATATGCTTTATATCTTGCAATACATTTACTTTTATCAATGTAGTAGATACTTTCTATCTCCTGATAACTGGGAAACTCTAAAACATTTTTTGCGCCTCCACCATCCATAACTATGCAAATGGCATCATCAAATTTAGAAAAATAATAACCACAATAGACATGATATAAGTGATGTTCTAATTCAAAGATATAATTATGTTCGCCGACTAATTTTTCTATTTGTAAAGTAGTTTCATTAATTATCTGTTCATCAGTTACTTCTTTATTAGATTTCGGAATAATTCCAAGAGGAATACTCCTATCCCAAGAAGTGTAAATCACATAATCTGGTTTTTGTTTTAAATGTTTTTCTAAACAAATAAACTTACCAGATTTAAATGGTGGTAAACTATATTTTTTTCTATTAAATCGTTCTTCTTCAAAATAAAAATCCACCTGTCCGCCAGTTAATTGACAAACAGATGGATGATGTGATATGTTTATTCCCAATATTCTCATAACAAAACTTAAACTACACTTAAACGGATTCTGTTGCTGCTTGTTCCTTTTTAGCCAACTCAGCAACCTGTGGTTCGCCTTGTTGTTTAATTTTATTGATAAGAAGAACAACTTCTTCAAATGGATGTTTACCTAAGGTACGAAGAATCATATTAGTTTCTTCAACTGTCAATTCAAGTTTAATCATTTTGTTTTCTTTCCTATGTTATATTTTGGAACTAATTCCCACTGGTCTTTTTCTTTATAAGAGACCACCTTAATTTGAGATAGAGATGCTTTTTGCTCTGCATGAGATGCATGTAAGATTTTTAATAATTCCCAATCTTCTAGCAAACCAGCAATTGCATTTCTGCGTTCTATATCTCCGTTAGTTATGTTCGACTCTTTACCATCTAAAGCAAACAATTCTTTAAAATGAACTATAAAATACCTACCCTGCTTATGTAAAATATGGCAGGATTGATACAGCTTGTTTTCTTTTCTGGAAGCGATACCGATGCGTGTAAGAGTTTCTCTTACTTTTAGGAAGTTGTCTGGTTCTGGCAGACTCACTTCAAGCATGGACTCTGGCGTCCAGTCGTAATATATCATTTCGACAGTCATTATTTTCCACCTTTATATAATTTTTCTTTTATCATAGTAATCTGTTCTTCTGTCAAAATATCTAAAGCCTGTCTGGCTTTTTCAGAAGAAAACCCAAAGTACTCTTTTACTAGAGTCAAAGATTCTGTATCGGCATCTTTCTTATGCCATTTACTGAATCTTTTTTTCTTGGGTATACTATTTAGTAAAAATGAAAATTGCCATTCTGGTGGGCAAGAAAATGCTAAATTCATAGCATTTGCCTGCATGATTGTATCTGGAAAGTATGATAATCCTCTATTAATTAGAAATGATTTATAATCTTTCTCTGCTTGTGGGTCTAAGAATAAGTTTTCTTTAGTTACATTTATGGCATTGATAAAATCAAAAGGGGTCATAATCTAAAGCCAACCTCTCTAAGATCTTGTTCGGAAGCTGCAAATCTTTTACCAGGAAACAGTTCTGATAAAGTCTGTTGTATTTCTTCCACTGAAGAACCTTGTGCCATAAATCTACTTGTAGTTTTATCGTAACAGAAAATAAGACCTTCGTGTTTTTCGAATACTATATGAATTCTATCTTGCTCTTCTTCTTCTGCCAACTCTTGTAATGCTTCTGTAATTTTTTGCATTTTCTTTTGAGCGTGATGTTCCCTAGCGTTCCATCCGCTAAACGCACCCCAAACCCAAAAAACTACTGCAATGGCTACTGTCGAAATGAAGTCCATAATAGTTCATCCTCATTTGAATTTACACTGAGACATAATCTCAGTTAATGCTGCCATTATATTTAGTTCATGATCTGCTACAAAAGCTGCTTTGTATTGATAATCTGCCAAAATAAGAACCAATGGAGGGATACTATTCATCTCAATTGTTTCAGTAGCATTATCATATAGTTCTCTAAACAAAGAAGTAGTATCTGCCTCTGAATTCTTAGAGACCCACTTTCTAACTTCGGTGAAATTCTTTTCTTTCATTAGTTTTAGTAGGTTCCTAAACGACTCTTGAGACATGTTAACCAAAATGCCAGAGTCTATCTTACCACTAACGGAATAACGCTGAAGTTCGTTTAGTATTCTACGATAATCTGGGAAATACTTTGTGATAAGTTCAGCAACTACCTTGGGGTCGAATTCAACATTTTCCTGTTTAAGGATGGATGTGGCTCTTTTAAAGAAGGCAGCAGCGATCTCCTGTTTTTCTTTAGTATCAATTTTAAATTCGATTACAGAACAACGAGAATGAATCGGTTCGATAATACGATTCTTATAATTAGCAGTGAAGATAAATCTGCAATTAGCAGAAAATTCTTCCATGTAATTGCGGAGAGCTGGCTGAGTAGAGTTTGCCTGTAGATAATCTGCTTCGTCTAAGATGATAACTTTCTTAGCATCAGTTAGAGATACTGATGTAGCAAATCCTTTGATGGTTGTGCGCAATGTATCAATATGACCACCAGTATCAGATCCGTTAAGAATAATATATTCTGCATTGATCTCATTACATAGAGCCTTAGCGACTGTTGTTTTTCCTACTCCTGCAGTTCCACAAAGAAGAAAATGCGGAAGTTCTCCATGAGCGATATAATCTTTAAATGTTTTCTTTAAAGATTCTGGTAAAATACAATCATCAATTTTCTGAGGACGATATTTTTCTACCCACAGAAAGTGTTCATCACGAATGTCCATAATATATTAACTCCTATCATTCTGCATTAAATGCTATTGAAATTCTTTCTTCATCACTATCATGCGACTCAACACTATGGCTGACCCAAGCAGGAAACATTATCGCTCTAGATTCTACAGGTTTATAAGCAACATGATTGGATGTATCCATATGTTTGCTGTCAGTAAAAGTGTTCCACATCCATGCTTGATGTTGGTCTCTTTGAAATTTTAATTCACCAGTACCATCAGTTTTAACATAATAAACACCAGAAAGAACACAAGAAGGATGTATATGTGGCACATTTCTGTCACCCTTTGTGTTCACATTAAACCAATAATCTGTTATCATTAGATTCTGTTTAAAAGAATATTTTGTAGCTATCTGTTCTATACAGTTTGTTAGTTTTTCATGCAGAGGGATTAAACAATCTGGTAATCCCCAATCACTACAATCAAGCTGTGGGTGAATAGCATCTGATTGCCAACCACCAATGTTAGAATAGACTCTTCCAGAATTTTTAATTTTTAATTCACGAATATATTCTGCAATAGAAACATTATCAATATCGCTGACTTCTGAAATCCAGATTAATGCTGACGGAAACCATCTTTCTACACGAATGGTTTCGTTCATGTTAGAACTCAAATGTAGAATCTGCCTCAACTGCTACATAATATACAAGATCGCCAGCACCTCTGAATCTAGAAATTTTCTTAGAAGAAACACTGACAGAATAATCTCCAGGTAACATTTTAAGATTTTCAACTTTAAGATTAATCTTAAATTTCTTATCAGTGGTTCCTACAGGCTCGCTGAAAGAATTACCTGTAGCATTTTTCTTATCACCAACTACAGCAGTAATAGTTGAACCATCACCAACAATAGAAATATCTGCAGCTCTCAAAACAGAAGCAGTTTTATGTATCATATTCAACATCGCTGCAGACATATCAAAATTAATATCTGCCTCTGGAAATGTGATCGCTTTTTGTGGTGCAGTTAGAACTGAGGGATCTGCAGCAAAGAATTTGATATTCATGCTACCCTGTTTAATGATAACATACTTATCTTTAAACTCTAATTCTGGATCTTCAAACAAGGACATTGCGCCCATAAATTCGTTTAAATCATAGATTCCAAAATCAGGAAATGTTTCTGTCACTGTAGCATCAGCCATCACATTCTTTTGTGCGCTGATTGTCGCTAATTTATTACCACTCTTAAGAAGAAGGTTCGAATTGATACCTGCGAAATTCTTAAACAGTGCAACAGTTTCTTTACTAAGTTTCATTTATTTTCTCCATTCAAATGATTACATTACTATGTATAAAACATTATACCCCAGAATGGGGTTTTTGACAAATTTATTTTGAATATTTGACATCATGTTCATACAAGAACATTAAGCAACACATTGCGTGCGCTAGGTGATTCTTACCAGATTCAGGATCATCTTGTTCTCCCTCTTTCCATGCCCATAGATGTCTTTGCATTGCATCAAAATATCTTCGTTTAGAATCAGGTACATGTTTCCAATTATCTGGTTCGTATTTCTCCGCACCAAATGTTAGAATTTCTACAGTTGCTTTTAATGCAAGTGGTGGTAGTAAACCATATTGTAGTTTACCACCATCAAATTTACGACCACCAGTGGTGGCATTTTGAGATTTTTTAATTTCGTCTTTAGTTGCCATAATTTTATCTCCAATGAAACCGAATATGGACACTCAAAAGAATATCCATATTCAGTTCACTGGTTATGCACGTGAGAACAGATGAGCACCACCAACTGCATTGGCAATTGCTACCATGCGACGTGATGGGCGACCGACACGATACTTAGTTGTTTCTGTGCCATCTGACAGAGTTGCTTTGTTGCTATAAATGCAATGTCCCTGATTACGCAATTGATAAATTGCATCATGCGGATTCTTAAGACCAAATGATCCACTGATCTGACGAGCAGTAACTTCTGCGCCAGTGTAAAGATAGTTAAGAAGTTTTTCTTGTTTAGACATGTGTATCTCCATAATGAAACCATCAAATGAAAAAAATCATCTGGGGTGATGGCAAACCCCCAGATGACATATAAAAGTTTTAATTAAACTTCAATACCATTCTCTCGCAGAATCTGATTGAAGTCTTCTACATCCTCATCAACAGGGGTAGAATCGTCAACGATTTTTTGCAAACGAGAAGTATCGAGTTGCTTCTGTGCTTTCTCGTCTGCAGTTTCTTTTTTAACCTTAACAGTCTTGGCTTTCTGAAGTTTCACAACTTTAGCCTTAGCCTTTGCGACCTTAGGTGTTTGCTTTGCAGTCAACTCTTGCTGGTACTGAGAAAGTTCAGCATCAGTAGGGACTGGCAACTGATAAACACCACGCTCGACTTTGTTCTTATTGAACAACCAATTAGGATAACCAACTTTCTCACCTTTGGCACCAGTGCGCTGGTCACGCAGAGCATAATAAATCGCAGCACATTCTTTCAAAGTGATCTGAGGATCTTTCTTGTACTGAGAATTAGACTCAAGAACAGATACAACAAAACGCTTTTGTGCGAGGGACAGGTTTGCAAATTTCAACATAATAAAGTTCCTTTTCAAAGTTAACAATAATAATTATACTACAGGTGCAAATTAAAGACAAGTTCTTTTTGTAATAACCCTACGATCAGAAGGGGACTTCGTCCGACTCTGGTTTCTTAGGTTCTTCTGCAACAACCACTGGTTCTGGCTGGGGGTTTGCAACCTTATCAAATAAGTCAATAAAAGCAGACTTAGTTGCAGCATCGAAACGATTACAGCAGAGTTCTACTGCTTTCTCTCGACTCTTAAAGATTGCAAAAGCACGAACAATGTGAATCATACGACGAGTTGTAATTGTTTCATCCACACCACCATCCTCGAAAGTACGACGAATTGCATCCGCCCACTTCACGAGTGTCTCTGCAAACTCTTCATCCAAACATGAATAAGTTTCCATGAGATTCTTTACAATCTTAACTTCAATCTTGGCATTAGGATATTCCTGCTCAAATGTAACAGCGAATCGTTCCAAGAATGCTTCGTTAAGAATATTAGTACCGATATAACGTCCATCATCTGAACCCTTACCTTTGGTATTTGCAGTTGCAATAATATTAAAACCAGAAGCAGGGACTATCATCTCATTTTTAAGTTTGAAATAATAAGGTTTGCCTTCGAGAATCGGCTGCAAGCAAAGCAAAGTATTTGCTGAGCCAGCATCAATCTCATCAAGAAGAAGAGTTGTGCCAGTGCGCATTGCAATAAGAACTGGACCCTCTACAATTTCTACGTTACCATCAATCAATGTTTTTGATCCAATGAGTTGTTCTTCATCAGTCATCATATTAAGGTTAACACGAATAAGTGGCTTCTTGTGTTTGGCGCAAATCTGTTCTACCATTGTGGACTTACCATTGCCAGTTGGACCAGAAATATATGCAGGGTAGAAAATACCAGACTTGATAATGTTTTCCAAATCAGTAAAATTACCGAATGGTACAAAGTTAGGATCTTTTACAGGGATCAATGCTTTAGTGTTAGTGTAGTCAACCACAAATGATTCAATCACAGGTTCAGGTTTAAGAGCAGTATTGCCAACGACAGCAGGATTGCTACCACCGATTGCATACAGACCACGTCCGACTTTATCTTTCATCAACCAAAGAGGATATTTCTCTGTCTTCATTGCAGACATTACTTCAAGCAACTGTGGACGGGATACAACACCAGTTGTTGCAGTATCAGGATACATCTCTGTGAGTTTAGACTCAAATGTACCACGAAAATCATTATCAATTTTTGCCATTACAAATCTCCATAATCAAGGTTACAAACATTATTATTACTCAAAACACAATAAAAGACAAGCATTTTCTGCAATAACCCTACTAGTCGTAGGGTCTTTGCAAACCCTTATGCTACAAGGGTTACGAAGCGATTCAATAAAATTCGACTGGTTTTTTTCACGTTTAGGAATTTTCCGAAGTTTTTTGCAATAACTTTGGCATTTGCATCTGCGTGCACATCAAGTTCGCCTTCTTGAATTACAGTTGAAGATTGTGGAATTAAAAACAACTCATCACGTCCAGTATTTGGAATAGATGCGAAACCATTGGCACGGAAACTCTTTCGCCATGTTTCGATCACTGAATGATAGTCTCCATAATAATCTGGCAAACTTGCATTTAAAAACTGACGCAAATCATTCTTTCGATTTTCACAAATATGGAATCCGATTAATGATACATTGTATCTGTCTTTAATCATACGCAATATTGTATTTGTCTGTGAGTTAGAGTAACGACTAAATTCATAAGTTTTTTGGGTTACTTCTTCACGAATTAAATTCTTAATCTTAATTCTTTTCCAAACACCATCAACTGTCTCCGCTCGAGAATCTTCAATTCTACCTGTCCATGGCATGATGCCTGAACCTTCGCCATCTGTAAGAGTAATAAAAGTCATTTTCTCAATAGAATTGTTTTTAATATAATCACCAAGTTTATTATAAATCCAAACCAATCCCTCATTTAATGGAGTACCACCAGTGCTATAGCCCTCATTCCACTGAAAGCGAGGATCAAGAACACGTCTAGCCATAGTATTGAATTCGCTAGTAGTCATTTTGTTACTGAATAACTCTAACAAATTAAAACAATCATTAGATCGTAGCAATCCTTCTTGTGTTTCTTTTAGAGTCTGCAAGTGTTTTTTAGATTCGTAAAAAGCATCCCATGCTTCTTTACTAGAGGCACGCATCTCTTCAAGTTTCTTACGATCTGTATGTTCTTTGTAAGAAGTCGTGAATGCTAGGACACGATATGGAATCTGAATTCTATTACAGAACATGGCAAGATTAATAACTTGTTTCATAGTATCTTGTAATACATCATTCATAGAACCAGACCAGTCCACAAGCATAATCATACCATGATTCTTACCTTGTGGTATACTAGTCACACGTTTAAACAAATCATCCTGAAGTTTGTATGCATAGATCTTACGCATATCAAGAGAACCAATTTTAGAAACAGAAGCACGTTTGTAAAGTTTCGCAGATTTTTTCATCTCGAATTCTTTAACCAAATAATTCACAGTACGAGAAGACTCTGTTTTAAACTGTGTAAACTCTTTAGATTTAGAAGACCAGTATGTAGACTTTTCTTCATCAGTCATGTAGCGAGTATAATAATCATACTTCTCTGAATCTTCATTCCAATCATCGTTAGATTTAGTTTCGTTTAAAATTGTTTTGTAACTAACAACTGGTTCATATTCATATTCAGTATCGAATTTCCAATACCGATATTCTGTATTTTCATCTGCAAGTTCTTCGAGTTTATTACGAAATGCTCGCTCAGTTCTAGATTCTAAATCTGTTTCTTCTTCCTCTTGTTTGCGCTCATCACTTTGACGAGAAGGAGCATTCTGATTATACGGATCCATGTCTGAATCTTCATCGTCTTCAGTGTCCCAGTCGCCATCCATATCGACGTCGAAATCACCATAGATTGGGTCATCTTCGTCTTCCTCAACATCTTGAGGGTTTTCATTTTTCATGCGTTCTTTACGCTCTTCTGCCTGTTGTTTGGAGAATGCATAAACATCTCGTGCCAATTCAATGACATCATCGATGCTTTCAGTGCGTTCAGCACGATTAACAAATTCTTTTTCATCTGGTGTAAATTTAACACCACACTGAAAACCTGCTTTAAAGTAAAGATTAATTTTATCAATAAGCAAAAGATCTTCTAAACTGGGCACCTGTTTGATACCAAAAAAGTCTCGATCATTTAGTTGTTTATACCCTTCGTTCATGCGCTTGCGCAGACCTGGATACTTGCGTTTGATTAGTTTCTCGATACGAACATCTTCGAGAATATTGAGGTAACCCATCATTTTTGGGTTTTCTTTGATGGGCTCCATATACTTTTCTTCTGTATACAGAGCATGGCCAACTTCGTGACCGATGAGCATATCTTCGATATCAGGAGTCATGTCTTTCCACATTGGAAGAGTCAACACACGTGATTTAATATCAAATGATGCTGTGCGTGTTCGTGCACGAATCACAGAAAGATTTTCTGTTGCAAGAAGTCTTGCGGATAGATCTGATGCTTTCATTTCCATTATTTATTCTCCGAATGCCATTTCAAATTCATGTTGAGCCAATGCATCTTCGACTTCAGTGCGATTGGACAACTTCACAGGGAGTATTTGTTCAAACTTACAAACATCGCCGATACCATAATCATGAGCCAGACAAGCCAGCTCGAAATCATCAAATCCTGCCCACATAGTTTCCATAATGTATCTCCATCAGTTATACCATAATTATTACCTAAAATGGAATAAAAGACAAGCATTATTTTACCCCTGTAGATACAAGGGATTGGAGGTAAGTGATCACTTACTAAGTTGTAATAATTGAAAAATCGTTACGTTTTTCAAACTTAATTACAGATCTAAACTTATCAAATAACTGGTCACCTTTATGACTAATAACAAATATGTTAGAATTGTCACCGAATGAATTCATTAGATTTAGAAAATAATCAGTTCCTGCGGTATCTAAAGATGAATCAAAAATTTCATCGAGCAATAATAAATTTGTATTGACAGAATTTTTCATCTTAGCAATTTGACGCCATGTAAAGAGAATAGCTAAATCAATGCGCATCTTCTCACCCTCAGAAAAAGATGCATATGTAAAGTCATCACGATAGCGAGATTTCACAATCTCATTAAATGCCTCATCAAGTTCAAAATGGATATAAGCATCCATCGCATTTAAATACTTGTTGATGAGTTTATTCATTACAGGAAGATACTCACGAATAATAGCAGTTTTAATACCAGTATCTTTCAGAAGAATGGATGCAACCTCTTCAAGATTTCGAGTTTCCTGTAAAGAATTTTTCTCATTAATCTTATCAAGGGCATCCTTGGCAAGTTGTTTTAACTTAGCCCTTTCTTCATCAAGATTCGTAGTGTCTGCTTTGTTTGTTTCTATTTCAGTTTCTAGATCTTTAATTTGTTTGTTTAATAATGTAACTGTCGAATTTTTCGTAGACAGATCGATATTTTTTGTAGTAATCTCATCAATGATTTTATTAATGTCCTCCAGCTTTGTGGTCAGCGTGGTTAACGCACTTTCAAGATCTGAAATCTTTTTATTGTTCTCTTGCATTTTATTATGCAAGTCATGAATAATCTTTTGTTTATGATCTTCTGGAATATCTTGTGAGCAAGATGGACATACATCATGTTCAGTGAAGAATTCTGCATTATGCTCACAGGTTTCTACTTTCTCATCGAGTTTAGTTTTTAGTTGTTTGGCTTTTTCAATGTCTTCAGATAATTTTTCTTTACCAGTAATACGTTCTTTAAGTGTAGTGATCTCCGCCACGATGTTGTCGATCTCGCTCTGTGTAGTAGAAATCTGAGTGTTGTTAGCATCAATTTTTGTTTGGACTGCCTTGATGCTTTCAGCCTTTGCATTGGAGATAGTTTGAATAAGAGTCTGCTGTGATTCGACTTTGTCTTTTGCACTTTTAATTTCTGTTTCAACCTTAGATAATTCATCTTTAGTTTCTTGTGCCTTTTCTTTTAATATCTGATTCATTATTGAAAAAATACGAATATCAAGAATATCTTCAATAACTTCCCTGCGCTGTGCTGGAGGCAATTGCATAAAAGGAACAAACGAAGCACTGCCAAGAATAACTACTTGGGTAAATGTTTTGTAGTTTAGTTTAATAATTTGCTGCTCTAAAATTTTTTGATAATCTCTAGAAGCTGCATCTTGGTTTAATAATTCAT